GCAAACACTTTTGCTCGTCAATGGTGTAATTTTGCCCTTGAAAAAACCCACACTGCATTTCCATGCAGATGTACAAGAGTGGGATAAAAAAAGTCACTTCAGTGGGGTGGATTGATGCAGTAGCTCATCTTTTTTCTGGCTACCAGCAGACGAACCAAAGTAAAAGGCAATGATGCCTGTCCATGCAGTGCCAAGTGACCCTAACATCAACATCAAGGCATCGCTGGTTCTAAAGTGCTCTGTCATCAAGCCAATCAGGATGCCGAAGAATCCGATGGTGACGGCAATCGCCATGATGCCGGGGATCCAAGACTGCGTAGTCGACTGCATCTGTCTAGCTGACTTGCGGTCATCCACAGCAATCTTTTCAAAGTCCAACCCCATCTCTTGCGCCCTTGCCGCCATCGCCAATTCAGCAGTCTTGATCTGCGCGATCTGGTCAGCAGTTAACTTGCCCTCGGCAATGGTTTTATTAACGTCTTTGGGGTCAATGCCAACAGCTTTAGAGATTGCATCAACCGCCAAGCCTGCCAGTGGGCCGCCTAACGCAGTCGCAATGGTAGGTGCAATTTGTTTTAGCCAGTCCATCACTTCTCCTTTTTTTCGTTGATTAACTTTTGAATCTGTTGTTGTTGATGCTCAGTCTCATGCTTTGCTTGCAAAATGTCAAGGTACATCATCGCCATCATCGGCAAAAGAATGATGAACACAAAACACATGACAACCAACCCAATCAAAAACCCCAACGGATTTTCCTGTCTAGAATCAGGAGGTAAGCCATTAGATACAGGTAGAGGATAACTATTATTGTTGCGACCAGTAGCAGTGCCTTGTCTTGTAATGCGCTTATCATTTGTTTTCGTTGCCATGATTTAAGTCTTTCACGATGCATCTGCTCTAGTTCTGTTTGTTCCTGTTCTGCCTGTATGACCTTTCTCATTTCAATGAAATCTGTGTATATCGCACCCAATTCTGGCGGGCTTTGATATATCAACGTTTCTCTTAACTCTACCTCCATCTGCGCCATTCTTCTCTGAGCCAATACCCTGTCAAGGGCTTGCTGATTTAATGACGCAGTTTTGGGTTTCTTTTCTTCTTCTTTGACAACCTTGGTTAAGGTTTCCTGTGCAGTAAAGAATTTGCCCAAGTGACTACTGATGTCTTGCACGACATCAACCACTTCTGCGCCTGTTGCTTTGTATTCTTTATAAAGAGCACAACCTTGCTTAATGTAGCCAACAGCCGTGCTTGCCATTGCAATAAGAGTGATTGGATCAATTTGTTACCCCTTATGAAACCAGTTAGTTAAATACCCAGCAACGCTAGATATGGCAGACACAACCGCCATGCCCATCCAAAACCCACCCTTGGACTGGTTGGCCAATTCCAAGAGCTTATCCATGCTTGACTCAAGTTTATCTATCTTGGCTTCCAAAGATTCGACTTTTTGCCAGAGCACTCCATATTTCACCAAATCAATTTTTTCATCCATGATTAACTTTTCATAACGTAGGCCAATGCGTAATAGGGAGGAAGATTTGCATTTGTACCAGAAACGCCCTCAGTGGTGTTTGAGGTGGCCACAGTGATGCCTGTGGTTTTTGTAGTGGTAGCAACTGAAGCTGTATTGGTATATGAAGATGTGCCACCTCCTGCGCCACCTGATGTGCTGACAACTGAGTAATTGTGAAAGTGACCCGGGTCAGTGACCGTGGAAGTCGCTGTGTGCGTGTGGCTTACCAATATTGCATCCTTTGATCCACCAGTTGCCGCCACAGAATAAGTCGTTCCTGCGCCCACAATGAATCTATCTCGCAAATCAGGTGTGCCATTAGTACCATCACACAAATACCACCCACTTGGAATGCTACCAATCGACCCGTACCACAGCGAAATCATGCCTGCTGGAATCGTAGTCCCCACAGCAGTTTGCACACCCACAATGCCATAAATATTGTCGTATGTGCCAATGGTTGTACCCGCAGATGTTTTTAACACAAATTTATAGTTAAACCCATAGGTCAACCAAATTTCACTTGATGATCTGCCAGCAGAATCAAGCACAACAGGATTTGCATTAGCAATTGTCCCGTTAATGTCTGTGTAAGTAGTCAGCGCTGTGGTTGAACCAGCTTGGTATGTATACAGCAACCCACCATTAAGTGGAACGCCATTGTTGTCAAAAAATTGTTGACCGTTGCCAATAGGTGAAAGATTGACTGCCATTATTTTTCCTTACTTGTATTGTGGGGCCATGCCGCGCAACTCAAATTTCTGCGGTTCTTCTTCAGCATTTTGACTCTTTTGCGTGGCAGAAACAATATTAGACAATGCTGTTCCTGTGGGTACAGTTAAGCCTAAATTTTTTGCTTGTCTAGCCACTTTACCCAAAGCATATGCGCTTTCGCCAACCAATCTAGGTGTTTGCAAAGGCAACGCAAACAAGAACGCAGGGTTTGTAAAACTGGCTATTCCTGTTGCAGTCTCCACACCTCCAGCTAATCCTCGTGCTGTTGGTGAACTCAATGCCTGACCAGACAATGCATTCAAAAATGGCTTGCCACCCTCTGCTTCCAATTGTTGAGCCAATGACAAACGGTTACCATAATTGGTGTTTACATTGTTGCGTGTCAGACTTTGAAGTTTTCTAATAGCTGTATCAGCAGATGCTCGATTGTTCAGCGACAAAGCCTTTTCAATTTCTTTCAATGTCTCAGACGCTTCTGTATAGTCAGACATCACATTTGCATAAGTAGGCGCTTGGTCTGCAATTGTGCCTTTGACAGAATTGTAAATTTTTCCGCCTACCCTGCTTGCATTTTCTTGGGTGTAGGGTATTTGTTCATTTAAAGCGCCAATTTGCTGTTTTAAAGCATCTAAACCTTCTGGCGTGTGATAGTCAGCAGGATTTAATTTTTTCCAATCATTGACAGTTTTTTCTATGTTTTCAATGTGCTTATAGGCTTCAGGATTTTTAATTTGACCTTTAAAAGTTGTTTCTGCTTTAGCATCAGCAAGTGCTTGGTCAATTGCTTTGAAATCTAAAACAGTTTGGTCATTGCTTACATCTACCATTCCAGACTTATAAGCCTGTGAACGGTTTTGACGCATTACATTCAAATTATGTTTTGCGTTATCTAAAACATTAGATATGGGAACTTCACCACGCAAATTTTGAGCAAAACTTTGATCGCCCTCATAACCAGCTTTTGCCGCACGTTTAATGTTCTCTGACCCTGTGCCTGTGGTGCTTCCAAGAATAGGCGGGATTACCTTTTCGCCAGCTTTGAGTGTCAAACCTATGGGGCTTGTATATTCTGAGGCAGTCCTTAGACCCGTGGCTATACTTGGCATACCAGCTTTGCCAGCCAAGCCAGCACCGCCAGAAAACACTGTTGACAAGTCACTAGCAACACCAACAGGGTCATATGCTAGAGCTTCTTTAAATCCTTGTGAACTTCCATAACGTTCTTTGTAAAACTGACCCACTGCATTTGCAGTCTTTACTGCTCTGTCAATTGCTTCTGGATGTGCATCTAAGGCATCAATGTAATTTGCAATGTGTTTTGGGGTGATGTTATGCAAACCACCAGCCATCAAATCCATGACACTGGTTGCTGTCTCCAATGGATTGGTGACTGCCTGATACATACCTTTGCCCAAATTAATGGCGCTTTGTGGAACATTTTTTAATGCTGTTAAAGGTACATCTTGCCAAGAAATGCCTTCTCCCTCTGCATCGCCTGACATACCTTGCATCAAATTTTGGGCGGCTTGCAAATCAATTGGCCTTGATCCCCCCTGATCTTCAACCAAATGCTTTATATCTTCATATGTAATTGGTTTTTCAGGTGTCATTGCTCACCCTTTGAAAGTTTTTCAACGGCTTCCTTTTGCTTAAAAAGATTTTCTAAATCTTTGCCTTTGAAATATCGTTTGAATTGCTTTTTATCTGATTCTGACAATTGACTCATTGATTTATTGCCAAACAAACCAATCAGATGCATGACATCAGGGTCTTTGGTTAGATTGCTGAATTTCGCTTCAAAGTCTGCAATAGCGGCAAGGTTAGGTTTGCTTGGGTTTCCTCTGGCATTCAAAACGCCTTGGTTATACAAAGACTCAGCAGACAAAATACCTTTATCGTTATAAATGATGTTTCTTAATGTGTCTTTGTCATTGCCAAAATTACCATATGCCGCACGAACAGACTCTTGGTCTTGGTTTGACCTTGTTGAAACTTGTCTTGCGCGTTGTTCCAGATATTTTTGAATAGTCTGTTCTTTAGGATTCAATGTGATGCCTGCTGTTTTACCAGCAATAAAATTGGAAACTTTACCAACATTGACATCTTTATCATCAAGCAATTTAAGAATCTTGTCGTTAGTGCTCAACACATTAGGCACTGACTCAGGATTACCCAAACTCATTGCGTTGGAGGCAAAAGTTGGCAATTTACTCAATCTGCCCACACGTTCTTTGTATGCATCAAAAGTTTCGTCTGGTGCTCGTTGAATGCCACCTTGTTTTTCAAACTGTTTGACGACATCAGTAGGTGCAGGCTTGACCACAGGTTTTGCCGCAGGTTGTGTGGCGGGTTGTGCGGGTGGTTGTGCAGGGGCTGTTTGACCACCAGCGGCAGGCGCACCGGGGTACACCATGAACTTAGTCGCCCCAGTTTCTGTTGGCGCAGTAGTCACCATTGGCGCAGGCGCTTTTCTAATAGTTCCCAATGGCTGTATTTTGGGTGCTTCTCCGCCAATTGATGGCGTAATGGCTTGTTGAACTATCTCAGGGCCTGTGTCAACATTTGCGACTTTTGTTCCAAATGCGGCTTCTTGTTGTTCTGGCGACAACAAAGATTGTGCTTCTCTGATAGCGCCTTGAGCAACATAATCGCCTGCTGGAATGTTGTCAAACAATGATGTGTAATGCGAAATTAACTCATGCAATTCAGGATTGTCAGGATTAACTTTTTGCAGAATTTGCAATTCGCGCTTATAGCTTTCAGGGTCTTGAATGCCTAATCTACCCAAAACAGCCATTCGATCAGAAATTATTTCACGTTGTTTCTGTGTTAATTTTTGTTTTGATTCTTGTACACCAGTTTGTGCATTAGCCAAAGAAGTCAATTTATCTAAAACAGCACCCCCAGTTAAAGGGGCAATTCTTGGAATTGCGTTGTATGCTTTTTTCAGATCAATTCTGCCATTGCTCATGTAATTATCAGGATTTGAATTAAATTCCTGTAATGCCAAACGCTCTTGGTTTTCTTGTTCTGTTTTGCCTAAACCAATTTCTCCTGATCTGGCTTCTTGACCAGCAGTTTGTGTCAGATACTTCTGTTTTTCAAGTTCCAAAGGATTGGTAGCGGCTCTTTGCTGGTATTGCTGAACAGCATTGGCCATGTTGACCATTTCACCCAAAGACATTCCTTGTGGTGGTCTTATTTGTGCGGCGACTGGTTCTGCCATGATTTATTCCTTATGGTTGACCGTAGTAACCAGAATAGGTTGATGGGCTGATGTTATAACCAGCCGCACCAGAAGGCGCATTTCCGATTGCATTGTAGGAATTCATAAAATTACTGCCACTTGTTGGGGATGCCAATGGGTTTCTTTGCCCTAACAAGTTAGACAAATATTGTTGATTGCCAAGTGTTTGTGCGCCGCCAGCCAAAGCATTAGCCACACCCACTTGACCAGCACCAAGGGCTGTTCCTGCGCCTGCGATTGCGTTTCCTACGCCTTGGGCAGTTTGTGCCGATTGTTGACCTGTTTGGCCAAGTGATGTCTGTCCAAGTCCAGCAATTGAAGCTAATGAGTTGTAGATGTTGCCGCGCTGTGTTTGGAATCGATTAAACGCATTTTGATATTCTTGGCTGGCTTGGCCTTGGGTGTAGTCTTGCATTGCCGCTAATGCGTTGCCACCAATCAAGCCACCAGCTTGGTTTTGTTGAGCTTGCAGGGCGCGTTGGCCTTGGGCGAGTCGGAATGCGTAGCCGGGGTCAATGTCCGTCTGGAACTGCTCTGGCGTGTACTTTTGCGTCAAATAAGGTTTCATCGCCCCAATGTCTGACAACGCAGAATAACCAGCTTCCCTGTATGGCGCTTGTTGTGCATTCTGAACATCAAACATCTGTTTTTGTAACTGCGCCGCTTCACGAGCCGCCGCCGCTTGTGTTTGTGCGCCTTTATTAGCGCCATAAGCACTAATTAAAGACCCACCTAGTACTGCACCAGCTATCCAAGGCATATCAATCCCCTTTAATCAAAACTTGATCCACTTTTGACACATCTTTTTCGTCAGTAGAGTGAATGCAATACCAAACAACATCGGTCAAGGCTTTAACGCCATGATTTAAACCCGCTTTAATCTCAATGCAGGCTGGCGCTTCAATGATTTGATTTTCGCCAGCATTGGCCACAATAACGCTACCCTTTGCCAAAACAGACAAATGACTGTAATTGTGCTGATGTTGCACCAAAGTTTGCCCAGCAGGAATGTGCGTTTCCTTGGCATACAAGTTATCAGCAAAATGGTGAATTATTGTGGGTTCCATGTCATTGATTGTAATAAGGAACTTTAAAATTCTGACCATTTACCGTGACATTTATAAACCCCACAGGGTTGGCTGGCAAGGTCGCTGACCCCGCTGTGGCCGTAGACGCACTCGAAAAGTTAAGCAGATTCAAAAAGAACTGTTGCCATGCCCTTGTGGGGCGCTTGGTCTGCCCATCCAAGAACTCAGCTTGCGGGTAAGGGTTGGTCTGGCTTGCGCCATAAAGTCCTGTTGCCATCAGTTATCTCCTGTGCTTCCCTTGAGGTTGGCAGACACAATAACCGCGTTAATTGGGTCAGACACAGAAACCTCAAAGATTCTGTCTCGCGCCATGCCCAATCTGCGCCAAATAGCGCGGTTCTTATATCTTCCTTGCTTTCCAATAGAAGTCCAATACTCATTCGACCATGTAGAACCGCCATCGTTTGACCATCTCAGCATGGCTTGTGGGTTGTCGATGGTGTCCGTCCCGACACCGGGCTGGAACTGCACCTGCAATTCATCAAAATACTGCCTCTGCAAATCCGCTGTCAGGTGCGGTGCTCTGCGTAGCCTGCGGACATTTTGGCCAGAATCCGTGTAGTTGGTTTTGTCCAACTGATACAAAGTGCCGTTAGAGTAATCCCCTACCATCACCATGCCTTGGAAAACCGCACTGCAATTCCCACGGTGGCGTTCATACAGTCCCAAATTATTCGTATAAAGCCACTTGTGCCACATGGTGGTGGCTATGTCATAAGCCCATGTCAGGTTAATTGTGGGGAATGAAATAACATAAACCTCATGCCCCTCTAGCTGATAAGTCCATGAAATAGCGTCATCAATGTATTGATTGACAAGGGTATTTTCGACAGCGTGGTTGGAGATGCGTTGGGGTATGTACCCGTTCATCATCATGATAACGCCTTGGCCACGGTTGTTTCTGGACAGATAAGCAAAAGAGTTGCCTAGTCTGGCAACAGAAAAAGTCGCCGCAATGCCGTGCTGGGTCGATGTGCCGGGGATCCGCTGGAACGGGAACTGCGCCGCCCCCACATCCACCCACACCTCAGATGATGTTTCTCCCAACAAATACACCTCGCGGTGGTCAACAATCAGCGCCACCAAGTTATCAGGCGACCCATCTTTCGAGCCAAACGAAGTTCCCAATGAAATCGGTGACAAAGCGTTGGATGCCCCCCACTGCTGACTGCTTTGGCGGCTGTACACAAAATAATTGTCCACAATGTCAACTGTCGTGCCACCCGTGAACGCCCCATCTGAGCTTGGCAAATAGGCAAAATTCAGCCCATACAGCGTTCTAGATGTGACTGTTTGTGAAGTGCTGACGGTGTATGTTCCAGCGCCTCCTGTGCCTGTTCCAAGGGCTGTAATCATGGTGTTTGCCGTGACTGTTGACCCTTGGATAGTCTGCCCCACATACAAAGTGCCAGATGTGACCGCAGTCACAGTCAAGGTTGTGCCTGCAATTGATCCAGTAACCACCGCACCAACATTGACTGAATTCATCAGTTCGCTAGAAACAGCCTGAGTCAAGTTAATGGTGTAAGTTCCCACTCCACCAGAGCCAGTACCCAAAGCAGTTATTACGGTTTCTGGCAATATGCCAATACCAAACAATGCCTGATTGATGCCAATCGTGCCGTTGGTGACCGCTGTAACCGTCAGGGTTGTGCCGCTGATTGAGCCTGTAAAAACTGCGCTAGATGGGCTTGAAATGCGCCATGTGTAGCGATTTGTGCCGTCAACGATGTAGACATTAATCCCGTTATCAGTGATGCCTACACGCCCTGTGGTGGTGTTTAATTGGCCAACCAAGGTAGGGGTCAAGGTGGAGGTTAAGGCATAGACATATTGCCCAACTACGCAAATTAACTGACCGCCGCCAGAAACAGTGCGTAAGCCCCTGACCTCTTGGGAGTTTTGAAAGACGATCTTGGGCGTGAGACCGGGCGTTGGGTACAGCGCCACCACCCCACGGTCGCCGGGTTGCTTCAGCGGGTCAATCTCAGGATAAAAGTTAATGCACTCTTGTGCGTCCTGATAAATCGACTGCGCGGTGTAGCTTGGGCCAACTAATCCAAAATCTGGCATATCTACCCCTTATCGGAAGAAGCCGCCTGATAAAATCCAGCCAGCATCTTTAGCCCTGCCCACCAACAGCGAGTCAGGGTATCTAGATGTCTGCACAGGGCGCATATTGGTTCGCTTGATTGTGGCTTTGGCTTGTGCCGCATAGCCCTGAATCATCGCAATTTGAACCTGACTGTTTTTGCCGTACATAGGCATCAGGCGTTCAGCCAAACACCACCGCAACGCCATTGAGTAGGCTTGGGGCAACACAATCGTGTCATTGATTGATTCGTATCTGCGGAAAACCGTGTCCGCAAACAAGTGCATTTCGCCCTGACTAGGGTTTGGCCACACAAAAATGTTGCCCAAAGTCTCAGTGGGTTGGTAATACAGCGCTTTTGGCCACGGGCCAGACAGAGTTTTCAACCCAATCATCTCGTAATCTTCCAATGCCAAAATCGCAACAGGGTAATCTAAACCCCCGTTAACAATGGGCTGTCCATTAGAATTAGTGTTAATGCGGACAAAAGCAGAATTAATAACAAGCGGTCGTTGGTAATACGCATTGATTGTTGTAGACGCAACGGTTTGGGATATGTTGACCGTATATGTACCCGCTTCATTGACATTACCCCCTGCGCCTGTGGTAAATCCTGTGATGGTTGTGCCAGAAGTAATGCCTGTGCCACTGAGTGTCTGCCCAAGGGCAATAGCGCCTGAGTTAATGGAAGTCACGGTTAAAACATTGCCAGCGATGCTTCCGACAAAGTTTGCGCCGATCTGACCGCCCGGTCCAATTGTGTACTGCGTCTGACCTGAAACAATAGGAAAAACTATTTCAGTTTTATAGAACACCATCATATCTTCGTTTGACCATTGATCGAGCAAATCGTTCAACATATCAAACGCATCTTGCGTAGCATCCGCAGTCGGAGTCTCACCAGCTTCTAAAGCGCCGATGTCTTTCAATGCCCTGCTGATGATGTCGATTGGTTGTGCCATTTTTGTTCCTAAATATTCGGTGTGAAGATTTGGGGTAACCAAGGCGCAACAACAACTCTATTCCCTTGCAGGGACGCTAATTGTTCCTCTAAACGGGATTTTATAAGGTTTACGCCGTTTTGGGTAGTCTCATTTTGTATCCACAAAATCACATCTGCCTCAGTGACTTCATTGAATGGCTTGTTAAGGACTTTGTCGCTAAACCACCAGTTACCCTCAGTTTCCACTTTTTCGCCTGTATCAGCTTCTGCGGTCACAAAATATTTGGCGTGGGTGACCAATTCGCCATCAGCGGAGATTTCAAGAATTTTCCAATCAAATGTTGTCATGTTGTTATTTCAATCCAATTTGTTGTGGCTTCATCCCAATAATATCCTTTGCCATCATTTGGATAAGCCACAGGTGCATCCCAAAGACACGTTTCTTCTACCAATACCCAGCTTAAAAATGGCTTGGGTGGTATAAATGCGTCCCTGTTTGGGTCGTATGTGTAACCTTTACCTGCATAGTTCTTGCGAATGTTTCCATGATAAGAAGTGCGTTTACACACTTGACCTCGAAATTCTCCATAAAACTGCTCCCAATCATGGGTGGTGTCAGTTTCATCTTTTCCAACAATCACTTCTGTGACAATGTTGTTTTCATCTAAAAAAGCATAATGTGCCATTAAAGAGTCACCGTTCCTGTTCCGGCGGTAAATACATAGATTTTGTAACCGCCTGATGTTGTTGGGCCTGTGTATGTTAAACCGCCACCAATACTGGTTATGTTTCCAAGTGCGCTTGAATATCGAAGAATAACAACGCCTGAGCCGCCAGCACCGCCTGTTTGTTGACCAGCGGCATTATTACGAGCCGCACCGCCACCACCGCCACCTCTGTTAGCAGTACCAGCCCCTCCATCTCCGTTATATGCTGAACCATTGCCGCCACCACCAGCACCACCAGCACCACCAGAAGAAGCCCCTGCACCACCACCGCCACCAGCGTAAGTTACAGAAGACCCGCTATAAGAGGATGCAGTACCAGCACCGCCAGCACCACCCGCGTTTGTAGCTCCATTGCCACCAGCGGCACTTGCGCCACCGCCACCGCCACCGCCTTTACCAGCAAAGTTTGTACCTGTACCACCACTATTGCCCTGCCCTGATGTTCCTGCCGCACCAGTTGGAGAAGTTCCAGCACCACCACCACCACCACTACCACCAGTGCTAGGTAGTGTGGTAAATGAAGCACCCCCGCCACCACCTGTAGCGGTAAAACTGCTAAACACTGAATTACTACCATTACCAGCAGAACCATTTTGCAAATAGGTCAAGCCCGGCCCGCCTGCGCCAACAGTTATAGTAAAACTATCCCCCAAATTGAAAGATTGTCCAGTACCTGTAAGAAATCCACCAGCACCGCCGCCACCAGCAATTGTGTAATCGTTTACTGCACCATTACCGCCGCCGCCACCAGCAACAACTACATAATCAATAGAAAATTGCAAATATGTTAATGGTGCATAAGCCCAACCTAATGATGTATATACCTCATAAACACCAATCGTGGTGTTATATCGAATCATTCCAGCAGTAGGACTAGCGGGTCTTTGTGCAGTTGTTCCTACATTTAATGTTAATGCGCCTGTGGCATTTAAAGTTATATTCTGATCTGTCCCAACAGTTGCCGCAGTTGTTCCATTAGTCTGAAGTGCAAGTACGCCTGTTCCATCAGAGGAACTTTTTAGCCCTGCGCTACCTGAGACTGCGCCGTTGTCGCCATTGATGATGTTAGGCATTGCTAATCCATTCAAAAATAATTTTCATGGGTTTCCTTTATTAACGAAATGCGGCAGAACCATCAATATCAGACAGCCCATCAGTTCCTGAAAGGATTAGAGTCATGCTAATTGTTCCTCAGTAGGGCGTGGCAATGTTGGGTGTTCCCATTTGGCAATAAACGCACCTTTACCATCGCTGTTATCTTGCAAAGCAATTGTGCCTGTACCCGCCAAGAAATCTTCAACGTTAAGTTCGGGATATAAAGAAATTAATTTTTCGTATAACATTATGCGGCCCTTACTAATACAGCTTGAAAATAGTTGTATTGCTGTGTATTGAGTAACGTTTGTGTTATTCCGGTTGTATGCGCCCCATACAATTCAATATAGTCTGTGCTTCCATTTAAATAAATTACCGCAGCCACATTAGCCCAATTCCCTGTTGATGGGTTATTACCCATTTTAAATTGACTGCCGTTTTTATAAATACCTAATTGCGGCGCAGTAACAGCCCCTGTAAACGCAACATTACCGTTTACTTGATAATAACCAGCCACATTAGGTGTAAATCGGTAGTTAGTTGTAGGGTCATAACAATTTGCAGTATCAAATTCTTCCGTATTTATCTGCATTTTCACATAGGTATTAGTAACAATAGTTTGCGAATTGTTGCTGTAAGCGCTAAATGCTGGAGTTCCCCCAACACCTTTAGGAATTGATACATTTTGACTTGCATCAATAGTCACCGCAGTTGTAGGTGTAGCACCTGTTTGAAGAACAAGTGTTCCTGTTGTATCCGCAGTAACTTTGTATGCGGTAGTGCTTGTGGTTGATGCGCTGATCGTACTCATATCACTAAGTGCCTTTGTCCAGATGCCACAGTTAAAACAACACCGCTGTTAATTGTCAATGGGCCAACAGTAAAACCGTTTGTGCCTGTTGCAATTGTGTAACTTGCTGACATGGTTGTGGAATTAATCACAATACCGTTGCTGCTGATTTGTGCTGGCGATGACAATTCGCCTTTGCTTGGGTTGTATTGCAGTTTGGTGGAAGACACATATTCTGTGCTGACCGTGCCTGATGTGGCATTGGCAAACAATGGATAACGTGTGGCATTGGTGGTCGTGTCGTCCGATATGGTGACCGCTGTGCCTGCTGTTGCCCATGTAAATGCTGATCCACTCCATGTTAATGCCGTGCTTGCTGTGGTTGGCGCGATGATAAATGAAGTCGCGCCAGCGCCTGTTTGATAAGGAATTTGATTTGCCACACCGCCAGCAATATTGGTTGCTGTGGTGGCAGAAGTCGCTGATGTAGCCGTAACCGCATTACCGCCAATTGACAACCCAGACGCTGTTCCTGTCAAGCCTGTACCCGCACCGCTGAACGATGTGGATGTGAAAACGCCCGTAGAGGGGTTGTATTGGAGTTTTGTTGAACTGACGTACTCAGTGGTCAGGTTGCCCGTGGTCTGGTTGGCAAACAGCGGATAACGGGTCGCTGCGGTGGTTGTGTCATCAGTGACCGTGGCGTAGCTGGTGGGCGTTGACCATGTGGGCGCTGAAGTCCCGTTAGAAGTCAAAACCTGACCAGTTGTGCCTGTGGAAGTGAACGCATAAGCTGTTCCTGTGCCGTAAGCCACCGCGCCAGATGTGGGCGTTGCTGTACCGTTTGTGCCGCCTTGGGCAATAGCAATCTGACCAATAATGTAACCAGTGTCAATTGATTGATTCATCGGGTTGATGTACAGCTTGCCGTTGCTTGGATTAGAGTACAAGCAAACACCCAAATGCACCGCGTAATTAGGCGTTGTGGGTTCAGTTTGCGTAATAGCGCCAGCAGTGGTCGCAGACAAGTAAATCGGACTACCAGCAGTCAACAGGCTGGTGTCCAACCCTGTCACTGTGCCTTGCGTGACGATATAGCCGTTTGTGTTGTTAGGAATGTCTTGATTTGCAATGCCAATAACCTGAGATGTGCTGTAAGCATTGGCTTGGGCAAGAATGACATTACCTACTTGACCAGTTGAACCAGAGATGTAAACCACTTTTCCTTTAAGGATGGTCGAACCTGTGGAATTTCTTACCTCTTGCTGGATTTCCTGACCAATGTGAATAATGTTATTGGTCGTGTTGTTGTAATAAGCTAATGATGCTGAATTGGTGTCGTACCACAACCGTCCAGCAGTGTAAGTTGGCGGGGTGTTGGTTGTGAAAGTCGCGTAATCGCTGATGGTTGGGTTATTCAGCGTGGCGGCAGTCGCCAAAGTCACCACCGTTCCTGTTCCTGTGGTGCTGTAACTTGTATTCCAACCTGTGCCAGTTGAACTTGGAATTCCTGATGGTGGGTAAACCATAGGGCTTGTGTTTGTAATCGTTACTGCGGCAGAACCGTTGTAAGAAGTACCTGAAAGCCCTGATCCAATCGTCAAACTGAACAGATTTGACCCTAGCGACACGCCAGAAATCGTGCTGTTTGCCAGTTGAGCATTAGTAATCGTGCCACTCAAATCAGTCGTTGGGATGGTCGATGACGCTGTGAATGCGCTTGTGCCACTTCCCTTGACATAACCCGTCAGTGTGGTCGCCCCTGTGCCACCATAAGCCACGCCAATCGTGCTTGCGTTCCATGTGCCTGCGGTCAGCGTGCCAACGCCTGTAATGCCTGTGTAAGACCCTGAAATCAGGCTAGATGCAATCGTGCCAGAAGTGATCTGAGATGCGTTTATAGCGATGCTTTGGGCGCTTAAAGAGGTCAATTGACCTTGGGCATTGACTTGGGCGCTTAAGGTCTGAGAGGCTGACCCATAACTGCCTGCGATCACGCCTGTGTTTGTGATGCTGAATGTGTTGGAGGCAAGGGTTAAGCCTGTGCCAGCAAAATAAGTCCCTGTGCCTGAGAACTGAACCCAAGGCATGGCAGTGACATTAATCGTGCCAGTGTCTGCCGCCGTTGAAACCCAACCCGTATTGGCGTTGTTTGTGCCATTCAAAATGACTGTGTAAGCGCCCGGCACTTCTGACCACACATCCATGTCAGTTGAGCGTGTCCATGCGCTTGCAGAGGCAATATAAATGCCATTTTCAGCAGAATTTGTTTGGTTTTTGACCAAAACGCGGTCACCCGCCAAGGTCGTATACCCATCAATTGTTTGCAGTCCAGACAGCGTGATGTTTGCTGTTGTGCCGCATTTAACCGCCTGCTTAGGGCTTAACCCTTGAGCGATCTGGTCAACATAGTATTTATTTGCAATATCTGTGTTTGCGCTAGGGGTCGTGGTGACTTGCCCTGTGGTTGTCAGGATATTGGTAAAAACCCCTGTGGACGGGGTTGTAGCGCCAATTGTTGTGCTGTCAATCGTGCTGTTTGTAATGAATAAACCAGACTGATAGGGGTTGACAGTGGCGTAAAAGGGCTGACCCTGACCGATAAAGGTTTGAAATGTTCCATCGACCGCAAAATAAGCCTGAACAGGCAGTAGGTTTTGGTCTATGACTTTTGCAGGGTCAGCCATGAGCTTACGATTGGTCAGCGGCTGGAGTTACATACAAAATGCCAGCAGTAGCGGAATTGCTCTTTGCTGTCAGATAGTATGGTGTTGTTGGAGTCGCCACAATCAGCGGAGTTGTCATGCTTGCAGGCAGAACAAAGTCGCCATTAGTGCCATCAACGGGGAAAGTGGGCGCACCGGGGTCAACCGTCCCCCACCTCACCGCCATTGGCGCACCGCCCGTATTCAAGAACGATGTGTAGTTGATCTGGTCATTCGTATTGTCATCAATCAACACAGCAGAATGCGCTGTATTTGTGACTGATAACGCTACTGTTTGACCAGCATTGCGTTGGACTGTTGATGCCGCCATAGTTACACCACGCTGTTAGGAATTGGGCTATCTTCGCATGATTTTACACTGACTAACATCACTGCCGCGGCTTGAGTTACAGAAGCACCAGTTAAATTCATCAAACGCACAGTGATTTGGTTATCAGCGCTTGTGTAAGCATTGCCAATACCCACGCCAGTGGTCATTGCGGCATCGATTTGAACTTGGATTTTGTCTGTTGATTTAACGCCCGGCACACTGATATTCACCTCTGTCGTAGTGGTGGAAAAGGTTGTGCTTGGGAAAGTTACCTGAACGATGGTGTGCGCCAAAACATTTCCGCGCGAAATGGTTGTTTTTGCCATGATTTTTCCTTGAAAATTTATAAAAAAAGCCACCCCTTTTGAGAGTGGCTTTCTCCTTGGTTACATGAAATCAGCTATATGTGCTGAAGTCATAGCCATAGACATAAATGTCCATCGTAGCCGCCGCACCTTGGGCTGTGCCAATGTTCAGATACAAGTTCTGAGCAGATTGGATAGCGGTAGATGCCACGGTGCGCTGAGACACCACGGTTGAGCTTGTCAATGCAGACAAAGCGGCGTTTGCCACGATAGCTGTGCCACCAGCGCTAGGCGCAGTGAACAAGCCAGCGGCGGCAGTGGTCAGGCTGGTTGATGCGTTTGTGAAAACAACGTTGCTAACAGAGTAGTTAGTTGTGTTCAAAACTTGCAAAACAGCTTGGTCGCCAGTTGCGTTGACATTCACGCCAGTTGCGACAGCCAACAAGCGGATGGCTTGGTTGGAGGCGACATTCTGTGGGTGAATAGTGGTTGTGGTTGCTGGTCCGGGATTTGCCATTTGATTTTTCTCCTAAAAAGTTAATTAAGCGGCAACGCGGCAAGCGAGTTCGGGGTACAAGGGCGCCCAGCCATACAGCACATCCAAACGAGTCGGGATTGAATCGTTGTTGATGGTGTACTGCCGGACCACACGCATGGACAGACCGATTTCCTTGTCTGATGCACGACCAGCAAAGTGGACACCCTCCGGCAACTCGAGATCAGCCACGGCGAGCGTAAAGGCGTTCCGGTGCATGATGATGTTTTGCGGAGAAACTGTACCTGTGCTGTTGAACTGAGTCACAGCGGCAGTGCTTGAGGTTGTAGGAATCGACACGTTCTGGAATTGACCAGCAGTGATAACAGCAGGGCTGACCACCACGCTACCAGACGAACCAGAGGCGATTGCAACAGTTGACTTAACAAC